ACATTCGCTTGTGGCAATACTGCTTTTGACCCACAGGGTGCAAATACTGCATTGTTTGTTGCAAGTGCTGATTCAAAAGAAGTACAGACTTCGGATATTGCGACTTCAAACTTCGTAAAGTTTGCAGACTTGTCGCAGGGTGAAAATTGGGTTGATTTGTATACTGCTAAAAAGTATGTAAAGACAAACGATTCAAGTGCTATCGTAACTCTTGGCGATTATCCCGTAAATCCGAACGAACGTTCATAAGGTGGTTTCAAAATGCTATGCAAATTATCTGATGTAAAAACAATGCTTAATATTTCTCTTGAAGATACAACGCAGGACGCTAAACTTAATCTTTTGATTAAGCAGTATTCGGCACTTATCGAAGGATTTATCGGCTATAAATTAGCAAGGGCAGATTATACAGAAGAAGTGCATAGCGAAAACAACCGCCAATTATTACAGTTGAATCATTTCCCGTTGCAGAACGTTTCAAGCGTTTCTGTTGGCGGGGAAGATTTGACTGATTGGAAAATGTTTCCAGAATATTCAAGATGGGGAAGATTATATCGTGGTCTTGGTTGGGGGCAGAAAGCTTTTGTCCGTGGATTTACAAAAGATATTGTTTCGGGTGTATGGGATATTAAAGTTTCATATACTGCGGGTTATTATCTGCCGAACGATACGGGCTATGTTGAAGGGGCGGAAAATTCCCTGCCTTATGATATTTCAACCTGTTGTTTGAATTGCGTTGTAGAAAAATACAATCTTGATGCTATGGGTGCAACGGGCTTGAAAGCACATAGCGAAGGTCATATTTCCGATACATATTCCGATGAAGCAAATAATACAGGGCTTTCGGAATCTGCAAGACTTCTTTTGAAGAAATATATTTATTATGGGGTTGCATAATGGTTAGATTTCATAACGCAGTAGTAACAGTTCTAACTGAAAGCAACTCGATAGATGATGCGGGCGATTATATCGTAGAATGGACGCAGGCAGAAGTTATTGAAGGCGATGTTCAACCGCATACATTGACAGAAGATGAAGTTAAGGCTTTCGGTATTTCTACACTAAAAGGAAATACACGATTGTTTTTATATAATGGTTTCCACGAAAATATTAAGGCGGGAAATCGTGCAAGCGTGCTTTCTAGTTTTACGGGCAAAACGGAATTGTTTAATATAATGCCGATAAATGCTTGGAGTAAGCACGGGGAATGTTTATTAGTTCCCGTAGAAAATGAAGAAGAAGAAACACCAGATCCAGAGCCGACACCAGAGCCGACAAATGGTGAAGGGGAAGAAGGAAATGGCGAAGGGGTTTGATGCACAATTACAAGCGTTTCAAAGGGCTTTAGAAAAGCAGGCAAAGCAAGCCGAAAGCGATTCTAAAAAGTTTGTAACAATGAGTTGTGCAGAAGTTGAACGGACTGCAAAAAGCATAATGCGGGATTCACCGACAAACCCCGATGTAAGTTATGGCAAGAAAGGGCATCACCCTTCTTATGCAGGAAATCCACCTGCACCCGACACGGGAACTTTAATGCGAAGTATAACGCACGAAGTCAGTGTGAAGGGAAATGAAATTGTCGGGGAAGTTGGAAGTATTATAAATAATTCCGATTATCCAAGATTATTGGAATATGGCACTAGTAAGATGAAGCCCCGCCCGTGGTTATCGGCTAGCCTTATAAAGTGCCAAAGTTTTATGTCGAATTTGTGGAAGGAGATTTTTAGATGAACTTGAAAAAATATTATATGTCTTTACTTTCTGCAAGTTCAGAACTGATTGCATTGATAGGCAGTAACAAAATTGTTTCAGCTTATCCGCAGGAAGTAACAACTTTCCCGCTTGTTATCTTTGAAGATTTGAATAGCGGTGATGTTGCATTTTCGGACAATCTGCCCGAAGGAACATCGGCACAAGTCCGCATTCATATTTTCAGTAAGACGATTAAAAACTATCCGAAGGCAGAAGAAATTGCCGATGTAGTGCGGGGGATTTTTAGAAATGATTATTGGGCTATGACGGGCAATCAAGAAACCCCCGATGTAGAAGATAATATAAAACATAGAATATTGGATTTTAAACGTGAGTTTTACTCACTTTAGAATATAACGTTATATCTTAAAGGAGAAACGAAAAATGAACGAAGCACCTAAAATTGGATTGGATAACGTAGTTATCGCAAAGGTTCTTTCGGACGATGCAAACGGAATTTCATTCGGTGAAGTAAAAGCATTGAAGGGTGCGGTTAACTGTACTGTTAATCCGAACTCTGATGTTGCCGTTGACTTCGCAGACAATGGACCATTCTTCTCTGCATCAAATCGTGGTAATACCGAACTCAATCTTGAAATGATTGATGTTGATGTTGATGTTCTTGCAGAAATGCTCGGACAGAGAAAAGTCAACGGTGTTACAGTTGAAACCCCGCTTGATCAGAGTGCCGATTATGCACTTGGTTTCCGTGTATGGCTTGCGGGAAAAGATGCAAGCGGAAACAACCGCTATCAGTATTTCTGGTATGCAAAGGGAAAATTCTCTGTTCCAGAAACAGGCGGTGAAACAAAGACCGATTCTTTGAACTTCGGTCATATTTCCGTAACTGCACAGTTCGTACAGACACAGTTCATTCCTGCGGGACAGGAAGCAGGCACTATTTGTACTCATATCAGAACAGACGACCCTGCCGTAAGTTCTACATTGAAAGCAAATTGGTTTAATGCCCCTGTTGTTCAGACTGCAAGCGATGATTCTGAATTGACTGTAACTGCATCTTATGCAAACGGAAAAGTTACATTCACAGGTGCAAAGGAAAGCGGTGCTTCTTTTGTATTCGCTAGCGGTTCGATAATTGACGGACAGACAATCGGTGTTCTTGATGCAGAAGGTGCATTGGTTGACGGAACTTATGAAGCAGGCACAACCGCTTCGGCAAGTCCAACAATCGTATTCACACCATCGGCAGAAGCTGAAACACCTGTTAGCGGTTTCGTAACAAGCGGACTGAAAGACAGTTTCGGAGTTGGTGCAACACCAATGATTGATTCTAGCCTTTAATCAGTAAGTTTGCGTTTTATCCCTAGTTGGTGTATACTTGCGATATACCCGCTAGGGATTTTTTTTAATAAGGAGATAAAAAACAAATGGGAAAAGAACTCGACAACGTAAGGGGCGAAAAAATCACACTTTCTGTAAAGGGTGAAGAAAGAGAATTGAAGTTTGGTTTCAAGGTATGGGCTAAACTTGAAGATGAAATGGGCGGTTTGAAGAATCTCGAAAAACTGCAAAAGCAGATTGAAGAAAAGCCGTTTAACACACTTCCACATTTATTCTATCTTGCATTGGTAGATAAAGAAGGTGTTTCCGAAGATGATGTTCTTGATGATTACGGATTGACCGACATTGAAGAACTTGCGGAAAAGTTTAATAAATTGGTTTATGGGTCATTACCCGTAGACGAAAAAAAAGCGGTGAAGGAAGCGAAGTAATAAACGAATTTCCTTATGCCTATTTAATTACGGAATGTCTTTTAATGGGCATAAGTGAAACGGACTTTTGGGAATCCACACCACGAAAGATTTTAGCTTTAATAGACCAGAAGAAAGAAATTGAAAAAGCGAAAATAAAAAATCAAGCGGTTTATATCGCTTGTATGGTATGGGGTAAAGACCCCGATGAAATTGAAAAAACTGATGGACCTGTTGCGGGGCGGGATATGCCGATTAGCGAAGGTGCATTAAAAGGCTTGATGTTGTAGGAGATTTGAAAATGGCAGATTATAACTTGAAAGCTGAAATTACGGCAGATGCTAGCGGATATGAAGCAGGAGTAAAGAAAGCAGAAAAAGCAAGTAAAAATCTGTCAAAATCTGTTTCGGGCGTAATTCAAGGCTTGGGCAAAAACGGGCTTGTCGGTGCATTGGGTGCAGTAGGACTTGCATCGGGCGGATTAGCAACTACATTAGGAACAGTAATTAAAGTTACCAAACAAGTTATTGAAGTTATTAATCAATGTACAGAAGCTTATAAAAAACAACTTATAGCAGAAAGAGAATTAAATACTGCAATTCAGAATAATCCATTTGTTACAGGTGCAAGTGCTAATGCCTTGAAACAGTTTGCAAGTGAAATGCAGAAGGTTTCAAATTATGGTGATGAAGAACTTATTCCTATGATGGCAAATCTTGTTTCGCTTGGAAGAACTGAAGCTGAAACAATGAAGATTATGTCCGTTGCTATGGATATGTCAGCAGGAATGGGAATTAGCCTTGATTCTGCAATAACTCAATTAAATGCAACATTAAATGGTTCTATCGGCAGGTTAGGACAACAAAACGCAGAATTAAAAGGACTTACCGAAGAAGAATTAAGACAAGGAAAGGCGATTGATATTCTTGGTGAAAAGTTCAAAGGATTTTCAAGTGCAACCGCTGATACATCAAAACAGTTACAGAATATCAAAGGTGATTTCAAAGAAGCACTTGGAGAATTCGCATTGCCATCTTCGGAAATGTGGAATAAGTTTTGGACAGGTTTCTATGAACGTGGAATTGAAACAATAAATAAATTTGATGATTATTTAGATACACAGACAATAGGAAAAAAACTTTTAGCAATTACAAGAGAAAGTGCAAAAGCAACTGCGAAGGTAACAGGAACAAAAGAAGCAGATGTACTGTCCGACTTGTTTTTCTTACAGGATCAATTATCACAAAGAAGCGAAACAGAATTACGAATCTTAAAAAATACTCTTGAATTGCAGAAAAAAAGAACTGATTCTGAAGAGCTGATGCTTAAAGTAACAAATAAAATTCTTAATGATAAAAAATTACAGGAAGAACAAGATAGAAAAGATGCAGAATTAGAAGCCAAGAAAAAGAGAGATTTAGAAGAACAAGAAAGGAAAGAAAAAGAACTTGCCGAATTAAGAAAGAAACAGGCAGAAGAAGAAGAAGAAAGACAAAAGAAACTTGCTATCCAGAAAGAAAAAGAACAGAAACTGTTATCAGATTGGCAAGGTAAACTTTTATCAGCACGAATTGAAAATCTTGAAAGACAAAGAGAATTAGAACTCGAAAACGAAAAACTCACAGAAGAACAGAAAGAAGATATATCAAAATTCTATGGCGAACAAATTCTCGCTATGAGATTACAACAGATTGAAAAGAACAGGGAAGAAGCATTAAATGCCGAGAATGTAACAGAAGAAGCCCGCCTTGCAATTAATCTGTATTATGAAAATGAAATAACACAGGCAAAACAGGATGAAGAAAAGAAAAGATATAAAGCTAAAAAAGAAGAACTAGAAGAAGAAAAAAAGGAAGAAAAACGGACATTTTCTGCTATTATCAAGATGGCACAGGAAGCAACAAAGAAAATAGGAGATAGTTTCAAAAAAGTTGCTGATACAATAAAAAATGTTTTCTCTAAAATAAAAACGGTATTCAATAAAGCATTAGATATTTTTAAGTTTAATCCAGATGATGCATTAACAAATCTGCTTAAAATTGAAGATGCAATACTTACGTTTTTTGTTGAAACATTACCAAAGTTGCCTTCGTTTTTTGCGAGTGCAATAGAATCAATTATTATATTACTTGATAATTTATTACACAGTATAAATTGGGATAGAGTACAGGAAATTATTAATTCTATAATTGATGTTATTGTGAAGAATGCACCAACTATTGTCAAAAACTTATTAGAAGTGATAATCAATATTGCACAATCACTGTTAGATGGAATTATTCATTTTGTAGAATCTGGCGGTTGGAAAATGATTCTTGATTTGTTAATAGAGATACAACAAAGAATAGAACAATTCTTAATTGATAATATTGATGAAATAGTTGATACAATAACAGAAATGATTCCAGATTTAATTGAATTCTTGAAGAAAAGCATAGTATCGGCAAGTAAAACATTGGGAAAACTAGCACCAAAAATCCTGCCATTAATAGCAGATTTAATCAGTGCAATAATTGAAGCCATAACAAGTGATGAAGTTATAGAAGCGTCATTTGAAGCCATTGAAGGTTTAGTTGATGGACTTGTGCAGGCTATAATCAAATTATTAACAAAGGCAGTGCCAAAGATAATTAATTTCTTGATAAAGATATTAGCGAATCCATCAACGTTAATTAAATTGACTGTTGCAATAGTCAAAGGAATTATCAGTGCATTTGCCAAGACAGATTGGAAACAAGTAGTTAAAGATATATTTACTGCTTTCATAGACGGATTCAAAAGTTTGTTCGGTATACATTCACCTTCGACACTTTTTGAATCTTTCGGTATAAATATTATTGAAGGCTTAGTAAATGGACTTAAAGGAATATCAGAAGCAGTTCTTGTTATATTAGAACCATTAGCAGATATAATTAAAAATCTGTTTAGCGGTTTATTCAGTTCTATTGAAAAGATAACAGATATTTCATTTAATGGATTATCTAAAACAATTAAGTCAATAGGTTCTAGTGTTAAAAGTATTATTAATTCATTGGTAGATGGAATAGTAAAGATAAATGATTCAGTTGGCAATCTTATTAAATCTACTTCAGATTTGATTCAAGGTTTGAAAGAAATGCCATTGCTTGGCGGTGGTTCTGGCGGTGGTTCTGGCGGTGGTTTTGGAAACCCGTTAAAAGGAACACCATTTGACCCAGATCCTACTTCAAACCCGATGTTGCCTTGGAATTGGTTTGCTAGCGGAACACAACAAGCCCCAAAAGGACTTGCAATTGTTGGTGAAGCAGGACCAGAACTTGTAAAATTCAATGGCGGTGAAAAAGTCTTGAATAATCGCAATACAAAGAAAGTACTTGCGGAAGCGGGCGGAAATACAAATAATTTCAATGTTACTTTCAACAATTTACAGGATACTTCCGCTTTTGCTATGATGAATCAATTGAAGCAATATAATAGACAGATGGCAATTAATGGGGTTATCTAAATCTAAGGAGTAGGAAAATGCAGAAATTAATATGGACAAACGCAAATGGTGATTCAGTAGATTTGACAAAATCACCTTATGGAATTACAAATTGGGAAGGCTTTTCTAACACTTCATTAAATATTCAAAGTCAGCAAGTGCCTTTTCAAGATGGCGGTGTTTTCCTTGATGCCTTAATTGAACAAAGGGAATTGGCGGTAACTCTTGCTATATATGATGGAAATAACTTAGAAACTAGATATAGATTAAGACGGGAATTAATTCACGCATTGAATCCAAAGCTTGGCGAAGGTTATTTAATTTATACAAACGATTTTACTTCAAAAAGAATTAAATGCGTTCCCCAGATTCCATTATTTGAAACTCATAATAGTAACGATAGCGGAACACCAAAAGCTTCATTGGCTTGGACTGCCTGCGAACCATATTGGGAAGATGTAGAAGCAAACTCTAAAACATTATCACTTGATGTAATTGAAACCGTTGTAAATGAAGGTGAAGTTCCAACAGAAATGGAAGTAGATTTTTTTGTTTCACAATCAACAAATCCAAAAATACAAAATCTTACAACAGGGAAAAAGATTCAACTTGATGGAACTTTTGATGATAATATTAATATAAATATTAATCTTGGTAAAAAAACTGTAACCACAAATAAAACAGTTTTTGATTACTCAAATATTTCTTTACCCGAAAAATTATTTTATTCCGAAGCATTCCAATTATATATATTAATTGCAAATACAGGAAATGGTGTATATACAAGTAAAGATGGAAAACGTTGGAAGGTTATTTTTTATTCTCAAGAAGAATCTGCACATAATGTATTTTGTACAAATAGTTCTATTATTGTATATACTAATAATATGGACTTGGTAACAACAGATGGTGAAAATTGGGTAGAAAAAGAAGAATCAGAAATAACAAGAGGAATAACTAAAGTTTGTTACTCTAAAACTTTAAATAAATATTATGGCATTGGCGGAAAAATAATATATGAAAGTTCAAACGCTATCAACTTTCAGCAAGTTTACAGTCTAACAGGTAATTATCAAGATTTATATGCAAAAGATATATGTTGTTCAAATAATTTGATTTGTGTAGTAGGTGGAATATATAATAATTTAGGAGAATTTAGCCGAAGAATAGCAACAAGTTCTGATGGAACGACTTGGAATGAAATTATAGTTGATGAAGATTGTTATAGCGCAGTAACTTATTCTAAGGAATTGAATTTATTTTGTGCAGTAGGTTATTACGGAATTATTTCTACAAGTTCAGATGGAACAACTTGGAATAATACTAAAATACAAAATGAAAATAATGAAGATATAGAAGGATATTTATATGCAGAATCATTAAGTGGTGCAAGAGCAATTTTTATTTGTACAAATGTTTATTTATATAAAAGTATGAACGGGATAAATTGGGAACAGGTGATAGTTTCTGGAAACGTTGAAGAATATGGTTCTTTAAGCATAGCAAACTATTCTTTATTTGTTGAAATAATGACTGATGATTATCGTCAAAATATGTTATTAAAAAGTACGAATGGTGAAGATTGGAATGATTTTATTGATGGTCATATAATGTATAATATTGCTTATTCTAAAAAACTTGGCATATATTGCGGTTATCGTGGCGATCAATATGGCGGAAATGCTTATATATATTATAGTTATGATTGTATACATTGGAACATAGGTTATGCACAGGAAGCTTGGTATGGATATAATGATATATGTTATTCAGAAAAAATAGGTATGTTTTTTATTGCAATAGCAGACACTTATATTTACAGTACAGACGGAATCCATTGGCAATCAAAATATTATACAGATTCTATTACACAACGTATTCCTGCAAATAAAATGTGTGTTTCGGAAAAACTTGGAATTGTTATTGCTTATATGACAAACAGTACTTCCGATTATATTTTGATTAGTTATGATGGTTTGAATTGGCAAGAGCAAGGAATTGAATATAATGGCGAAGAAAGATTATATCCACTAGAAAAAATTTGCTATTTAGAAAAATTAAGTTTATTCTGTGGTTTATTTACCGAACAATACGATGGTTATGGAAGTGCAATTAGTTTAGACGGAATACATTGGACTTATCAAGAAATAGATTCTGATTCAGAACATATAACTGAATTAGGTTTTATCTGTAAATCAGAAAATCTCGGAATGTTTATAAGTGTAGGCTATAATATCAGTTACAGTATAGACGGTTTGAATTGGACTAAAGTAATGGAAATTACATCTATTGAATCTGCAAAATTGCAAAGTGCAACTTATTCAGAAGAACTAGGCTTATTCTGTGCAGTAGGAACAGAAAAGATTTTAGTCAGTCCAGATGGGATAAATTGGAAGAATAAATGGGAGCAGGGGAAAGGTTTTTATTATGATTATGTAACATACTTAGAAGCTTTAGATGCTTTCTTTATTTCGTTTTTTTCAATAGGAAATGGGGTAATTATAACTTCCAACGAAACAACATCTAATATAATTTCTGCACTTAGTACAGATAGTGATATGTCGTTAGAATTAGTAGTTGGACAAAATGAATTACTGCTTACACAAGATAGCGGTGGTTTAAGTGGTCGGGTTACATATCGTCAAAAATATATAGGAGTTTAGAAAATGAGTTATAAAGAAAAACCGCAGTTAAAATTATATTCATATCAGAATAACTCTTTTATCCTGCAAGCTATTATTGACGATTATCAAGAAGCAAGTTTTGAACGCAATTTGTATCAAGCAGGAACATTCACTATAACCATTAATTTTAATATTCCTAATTCACAGTTATTCCAAAGGGGTTTATTTGTACAATTCGGAAATGATAAATACGACTTCGGGGAAATCTATTCAATTCAAGATTCTATCGGTGAAGATGGAAAAGGAAGTCAGATAAGAACAATAACAGGTTATGATGCAAGATACATTTTCAAACGTAGGGTCATTAAAAATATGAACTCTAACGGATTATGGGTAATGACTGCAAAGGGCGAATTGTGTTTGCGTAATCTTATTAAAGACCAATGCGGAAGCGGTGCAGAATTAAAAAGACAATTACCAATTATTAATACAATTCCAACAACAGAAAATGCGATTGGAAAAATATATTCAGTTTCGGAACAATTCTCAAATCTTTATGAAGTTTGTAAAACCATAGCAACACAATCGGAAATCGGTTGGCGGATTGCTTTTGAAAATGGCGAATTAACACTTGAAATTTATGCAGGAACAGACAGAAGTCAAACAGTAAGATTTGACACGAATTATGAAAGTCTTGCAAATGGTGAATTTTCCGATAGTTCAGAAAGCTTTTCAAATGCCATTTATGTTGGCGGTAAAGGTCAAAATGATGATAGAGATATTTACGAAGGCGAAGATGGAACACCTAGCGGGCTTGGAAGGTTTGAATCTTGGGACAATCAATCAAGTTTAACTGTAGAATCAGAATATGAAGCCGAAGCAGTTTCAATGCTTACACAGTACGGACAGACAATCCAGATGGCAGGAAATGGGCTTGCCAAATGTCCTTATATCTATAAAGAACAATATAATGTAGGCGATTGGATAACAGTTGCATTTAGCGGGAAATCTGCGGTTGTGCAGATTCTTTCAGTTACGGAACATTGGGCTTGGGGTGCTTATGATATACAGTTCAGTTTCGGAAAACCGCAGAATAATCTTGCCGAACAGTTACAGTTAATGTTGCGAAAAATACAATCTGCAAGCAATAAAACAAATTCAACCGATTCTATAAGATGGTATACAATTCCGACCGACACTGCTATGCCGAAGGCAGATGTTACCTATGATACAATCGGATTTATCGGTGAATGTGCAAGCGGTGGAAGCACTTTCCAATTATATCTTGATAATGAGAAAACAGGTGCAAAAACCTATCACGTTTATTTCAAACAGTTAGCAGGTGGAAATCTTACATTAACAACAGGAAAAGCAGGTGCAACAGATTTAGTTCTTAATTCGGGAACTTACGTTGCTATAATTTATGTTGATGAAAATGGAAATATAAATAATGCAACTAGTACACCTGTTAATGTAGTTGAATTAGGAAATATGAATCCCGTAACTTCTAATGCAGTAGTGCCTGTCAATGAAGTGACTAGCGGTAATATGCAATCCGTTACATCTAATGCGGTAGCCGTAGCACTTTCAAGAAAGAATTTATATGCTTCTTCCGTAACAACAACAGAAACAAGTTATCAATTAAACGGAAAGTTATCAGATTATAAATATTTGGTTATTTGTGGACTTGATACAAATGTCAGACCAAGAGGCTCTCTTATTATGCCAATAGCATATATTCAACAAGGTTTTGTTGTTAATTGTTATTCTTCTAGTGGTGGTGTTGCATTATACGGAGTTTATGTTGATGATACCCACATAAAATTAAGGAGTGGCAGTACAGGTACAGTAGCATATTGCTTTATTGGGGGCTTGTTCTCTTAGTCTTGATATAACAATTTAGATGTAAAATTCAACTTAAACAAATATGACGTATAAATATTTGACAAATGCAAAATAAAAGACATATACTATTTACGGGGGATTGGCTTACAAGTCAAATTAAAAGTTGGGCATCGCAGTTCTGCAACAGAAAAGCGGGGTGGCAAATATGAATGATGAAGAACAGGAAAGAAAAATTACTGTTATTGAACAAAGACAAGCAACAATGGAAAGCGACATAAAAGAAATTAAAAATGATGTAAAAGAAATGCCCGACAAGATAGTTGCAAAAATAAATGAATCGGTTGATATGAAAATCAAACTTGCTATTGCAGAAACAGAAAAAAAATATATGGGGAAGTTTATAGCCCTGCTTATCGGCTTAATCGGTGAAGCAGTTGGATTGATTATCTCATTCATAAAATAGGGGGCGAAAATGAAAAATCCGCAGAGTTTGGCAATAGAATTAAATAATCAATTTCCGAATTCTAAGATGAAAGCAATAGGGGATTTTGCTTGTTGTTGTTTTACTTTATTTTGGTATTTGGATTTAGATTTTACAGATATTGAAGCAATCCAGACAGTAGAAAAATTGATGAATAAAAAAGTTGATAATGAAATCTGCCTTGATGAAGAATGCACAGTACATTGGTATTCAGTTATTAAAGCCTTGACAGGTCGTGAAGTTGAAAGCGTTTCTGAAAAAACTATTACAAGCTTAAAAGGGATAAAAGGAAAAGCGATTGTAAAATTCGGCAACGGAAACAAGAAGCATTGGGGCGGTGTAAAAAATGGGGTTGTGGTTTTCGATTCTCTTGGTAAGTCAAAAACTATTGCAGAAGGAAAACCCGAATTGATAAAGGTTATAAAAATTAAGGGGGTGAAATAATGGCAGAAGAAATCAAGGAAAAAGAACTGAAAGCAAAGAAGGTTTCTTTAATCATTAAAATTATTGCGGTTATTTATCTGGTTGCCTGTTCGGCTTTAAAATGGACAGGTGTTTTTCCGAATGCGACAATTTACGAAATTTGTGTAGTTGCGGGAACAATGTCTGCAATCTTCGGTGATGTTTCAATCAATACTGCACTTGATAAATTCAAGAAGGGGGATGAATGAACACCTTAACAATTATTCTTGTAATGCTTGCAATCATTGTAATAATGGGCGGTGTAATTTATGCTTTAATTAAAGCCCGCATCAAGCAGAAAAAAGAAATACAGGAATTGAAAAACGAAATAAATTCCGCAAGAGAAAATGTAAAACAACTAACAGATTTTATTCGCAATTCTGATAAAATCCGCAAGGAAGAAAAGCAGATTGCAGAAAAAATCAAGGAAGCGAAAACAGATGAAGAAGTACACAATATTATTAATGATATTATTGCCCTTAATAATAACAGGGTGCAGAACGACTAAAGTTGAAAAGGTAATTGTCCTGCCCCCGAAACCGCAAAGGCAGGAATTGAAAGCCCCGCAGGATCTGAAAGACGTTGCCGACCTTCTTAATTATTATGAGCATCTAGTTGAACAGTGGGAAGAATGGGGCGAAACTGTAACAATTTTGACAGAAGAAAAAAAATAAAGTAAAATAAAAACAATTCTACTCTATCAGCCCCCTAGCTTGATTGAGTAACAAAAACATTTTGTTTTCCCTTGCGTTCTGGGTGCAATGCCCCGCAGGGGTTTTTCTTTCCCTAAAAATGCCCGCAAATGCTCCTAGAAAGCCCGTAGACGCATTTATTTTGGAAAATAGTATAATATCATTACCAAAGCGTTTTGAATGCGTTATACGCAATATTTAAGGGAAATTAGCGGAAAATAGCGGAAATTTTCCCTAATTTATTTCATACTTTACAAAATAAAAAGGTTGCTTTATAATCTTAATTGTTGGGAAGTAGTGACCCCGACACTAAAATACAATGCAGGTTAAGAAAGGTTTATTTTCTGCTTTAGAATCCCGTTTTTCTGCAATTGGGCGGGTTCGGCTCACTACCGACTAGAGCAGGAGATAAACCTTTTTTATTCTGCGAAGGGAGATACAAAACAAAATGGTGAAAGAAAATACTTACATCAACATTCAAGCTTTTATGGTGAATGACTTGCACTTAAAGGGAAATGAACTTTTAATCTATGCAATCATTTTCGGATTCAGTCAAGACGAAGAATCAGAGTTTACGGGAAGCCTTCAATACTTGGCAGATTGGACACAATCAACAAAACAAGGTGTTATGAAAGCCCTGCAATCTTTATGCGAAAAACAGTTGATTCTTAAAAATGTAGAATATAAAAATAATATAAGATTCTGCACTTATAAAACTTCAACAGTATTAAACAAAGTTGAACAGGGTATTAAACAAAGTTTAACGGGGTATGAAACTAAGTTTAACGGGTGTATTAAACAAAGTTTACCTAATAATATAAATAATACACTAGATAATACTATAACAGATAATATAGTTAATCCGAAAAATCAAAAGCATAAAAACGGAACTTGTAACAATGTTTTATTGACAGACAAGGAACTTGCTTCATTATGTGAAGAACTTGGACCAGATAAAGCAAAAGCCGTTATTGATAACTTTTCAGAACTTAAAGAAATGAAAGGTTATAAATATAAATCCGATTACCTTGCAATCAAGAAATGGGGAATAGATGCTTATGAAAAAAACGGGCAGAAAAAAAGTTTTAATAATTCCGCATCTGATGATAAAATAGATTTATTCACTATGGGGGCTAAAAATGGAAATTGTTAAGGGTTTACCTTCTTTCACGATTTTGCAGGATCTGGAAGAAATGAAAATTGTCAAGGAAGAAAGCCTTAATGTTTTATGTGAGAAACACGGCATCTTCAAAGGCACAATTCAGACAAGAAAAAACGGGGACAAGATTTATTCTGAATGTCCGAAGTGCAAGGCAGAAATGGAAGCAGAAATTGCAGAACGTGAAAAGCTGAATGCAGAAAGAAAAGAAGCCGAAAGGATTTCTAAAAATGTGCAGGAAGGAAATATTGAAATTGATTATCAGTCTTTGACTTTTGAAGATTACAGAACGGAAACCCCGCAACAGAAACGGGCATTGGAAGCCGTTCAAGATTTGATGCAGGGAAAGAAAAAGAAAGTTGTCCTGCTAGGTGAAACGGGGCTTGGAAAAACAATGCTTGGAAGTTTAGCGGTCAAATATATGGGCGGGAAGATTTACCGACAATATGATATTGCAACAATGATTCGGCAGTCTTATTCTTTTAATGCAAAAAAAACAGAACTTGAAATTGTGGAAGAACTTTCTAGCATTCCGCTTCTTGTAATTGATGAAGTTGGCAAGGTTGGAAATTCCGAAGCCGTGCGAAATTGGTTTTCTGCAATCATTGATAAAAGGCATACAAGAAAACTTCCGTTGATGTTGTGCGGAAATCTGCACTTCAAGCAGATGTGCAAAAATAAAGGTTGTCCAGAATGTTTTGAAAACTATTTTGGCAACGATGTTCTTTCAAGGCTTTCACAAGATACAACAATCGTTATTGTAAAAGGCAAAGACGAAAGAAATCTTGTGAATTATAATTTATATTACTAGGGGGAAATATGTTTGCAGACGAATTGAAAAACTTTCACTTGAAAATCGGGAAGGAAGAAGAACAATGGATAAACGAAAACGTTGAAAAGCTAGACGAAAATCAAAAGTTGAACTTTTCAAGGGAATTGCAGAATTACAAGGAAATAACGATTCTTGCATTAAAAAAAGTTTATCAAGAAATCACGGGCAAAAAAGCAAAAGAACATATATGGGCAATCTGCCTTGAATGCGGTTGTGAATATGATTATGACCTGCCGTGTTGCCCTGCCTGTTATGACAAGGGTTTTGAATGTCGTGCAAGGGCGGTGAAGAAATCAGAATTTCAACCGCCTATGAAAGTTATTAGATTTAATAAACATTATATGGGCGGGGATAAAGGCGAACAGATTTGCTATACTTGTATTCACAAAAAAGAAAGCTATTGCAGGAACTTTGGAAATCCGAATTGGAACTGCAAGCGGGAAGAATTTGAAATGTGCGAATGCAAGATTTGTTGCGGAATTGCAAAGCGGGCAAACGCAGAACTTGAAAAATCCAGATCCAGAGAAAAGTTCAGTTATGCCGTTCCGCTTAAAAGGTGATAAAATGAAAAAGCAGAAGCGGGCAGAAATAAACGCATTCTTTGAAATGTACAAAAAAGAAAAGGGGGCAGAAAATGCAAGTAATAATGCTAGAGAATCCAACGGAAGCAGATTGGTTGAAAGCGAAACAAAGGGCATTAGTAACAGTAGGATTGACGACAGAAAAAGCACCTGCGGAAGATTGGAAAATCAAGATGCTTAAATGCAGACATTCACCGATTAGAAAACTTCCGTTTGCTTTTCTGATTATCGGCATTCCTTATTGGTTGCATTGTGAATTAGTCCGACATCACATAGGCATTGAAAAATATGTAAAAAGTCAAAGGGACGACAGGAATACAGACGAAACACCAAGAGCCGAAAAACCGCAGGGGGCTTTAGTCAATATGATTATCGACTTAAACGGGGAAAGCATTTTAACGCTGATGAATAAAAGATTGTGCGGAAATGCGACAAGGGAAATGCAAGAACTTATGCTGATGATTCGGGAAGAAGTAATTAAAACAAATCCAGAATTCAAGCCGTTCTTAATTCCTATGTGTAAATATTTGAATAGTTGTAATGAATTTAATTCCTGCGGAAAGAAAGCTTTATTTTTTGAAAAATCGGAACAAACGAAAAAATGGGTTGATAATTATGAAGATTATCAAAATGCAAGTAATAATATAACATTTAGTGATTATCCGTATTACAGGGGGAAATAATGAAATATAATTTCAAGTGTACAGTTTGCGGGGCAGAAGAAGAAAAGGAAATTGCCCTTGCAGATTATGACAGAGAAAAAGAAAATCAGAAATGCACCTGCGGGGGCAAAATGAAACGGGTCATAGAATGGGAAGGAATTGCAACGGGAAGCGGTGCGGGGTGGTTTGGTAAATCAGACGGAAGCAACGCAATATAAAAAAGTGTTGACAAGAACTAAAAGAAGTGTTAAGATAAAAACATAAAATATAACTAGGGGGTTACAATATGAAAGTAACAAATGAATTGGGATTGCCACAGGCATTTATCAACGCATTAAATCTTGAAAAGCACAATGCGGAAGGTTGCTATTCTGCAACAACTCTTTTGAAATCGGCAAGGGAAGTAGTTCTTACAAACCGCCATTTTGACGATATTGAAATTGATGTTGCGGACTGCGTTTGGCAGATTTGGGGAACTGCGGTTCACTTGATTTTTGAAAGGGCAGGAATTGAAGGTTTCACCGAAGAAAAATTTGAAGTTCCTGTTAGCAATTCAAAAGTTACGGGCAGGGTTGATTTGTACGATCTGGAAAACGAAACAATCTATGATTGGAAAACCGCTTCAACTTGGAAAGTACAGTTCAACGATTTTACAGATTGGGACAAGCAGGGCTTAATTTATGCTTGGTTGATGAAGCAGAACGGCTTGAAGGTAAAGGAAATCAAGTTTGTTGCACTTCTTAAAGACCACAGTAAAAGCAAGGCAAGAAAGGATTTTGAATATCCACAAAAGCCCGTTGTAGTTCATACAGTAAAGGTAACAGAAGAAGCCCTTGCAGAAATCGAAAAATATATTCTTGAAAAGGTGCAGGCTTTTGAAAATGCCGAAAAGCTTTCAGATTCAGAACTTCCGCTTTGTACAAAAGACGAACGTTGGCAGGACAACGACAAGTTTGCAGTAATGAAGGAAGGAAGAAAAACTGCGATTAAACTTTTTGAAAGCAGGGAAGAAGCCGAAGCCAATATGAAAGCATTGGGCGGAACTTACATTGAAGATAGAATTGCAGAGCCACGCAAATGTGCTGATTATTGTGCTTGCAAAGACCATTGCCCGTTCTATAAATCATTGAACAAATAAATCAAGGCGGGGGAAACCCCGCTTTTTTAATTGGCGGTTGATATGCTTTATTTCAAATATAAAGACAGAAATCATTCTTGGGTTTTGCCTGTTTATGAAAATACAGTTATGCACCAGAATCCAGATATAATGAAAATCACAAATCCCGATGCTGAATTCTGCGGGGAAGTTTCCGAAGAAGAATATGAAAAACAGTTTGTAAATCCGCAACAGGAATTCGACTTTGGTTGAAAAAAAAAGTGTTGACATAATAAAAGAAAAGTGTTAAGATAAAGACAGATTAAAGCAATAGGGGGTGTGATTATGATAAAGATGTTAGCAGATTTATTTGAATTAAAGATTCCGAATCCTGTGGTTGATTTCTGGTTTATCGGAAAAGCAGGAATGGAAAGCGGGGAAGCAGAAAAGCCCGCAGACTTTGACAAATATCAACTGATAGGCGAAAAAGCCGATGCAGATGGATTTGTTTGGTTATGTTACGGCAAAAAAGCGGTTGCAGGTTGCTTCGCAAGAAGCTATTGGCATAAATAAAAACAGGGGCGGGATAAAGCCCGCCTTAAAACTAGGGGGAAAAGATGAAAACATTTATTAGAGCAGATTTTGACTTCAAAAGCGAAAAAGACAGAATCAAGCATTGTACAGGTTACGTTGTATGTTATGACGTAGAACAAAAAGATTACGGGTGCGACTTCAAAATTGACCGCATCGTAATTAAGAAGCTGATTGCGACAAGTCCAGATTTTGAAAAAATCGAACAGTTAGCAATTCAGAATTGCAAAGTTCTTTATGAAGATAACGAAGCAGGGGGCATAAAATGAAAATTAAAGATTTGGAAAGCAGGGTAAAATCAATTTTAATAAAAGACCCTGCGACAAGGGCAAGCGATGATTTATTATATATCAGCGTGATTTCTGAAATGGGGTTTGATA